ACGAGTGTCGGAACGAATCTCGTCTGATGTTACGGTATCTTTATTCAATGCAAATTCAGGACTTGTGTTCCTGAAAATGTCTCCAGTCGGGGAACCAGGTAAAACACTGGGGCTAACTTCCTCGACGATGCTATATCTGACGCGATTACTATCCGCTTGACTCATGATTGTCCTCCGTAAAGATCGAAAGTGTAATCAACACTCGTTGTAATTATATACCATTGACCCTGAATCGTGGCAGGAGAAATTTTATCCGATGTTGTGGCGGGGTCTGCACCAAAACATCTTACAAAGTTGGGGTCTGTCCCAAATTCTGCTCCCCTAAACAAATTTCGGAGAGTTTCAATCGCAGTTAGGGCCGCGGTAGACCCGGACCCTGATGGCACTAATACGTGAATGTTAAAAATCCCCATCTCGCGATACAGGTTGTTGCCTGGATCTCCTTGGGATATGGGCTCCTCCGTGCCGCCAGGGTACTCTAGTGCTACCCAGAGAGAATCATCAATGCCCCGATCTATGTTCAGATTGGTCACATCGATGACATCCGCTGTCCCTCTTTCAGGCCAGTCGTTCTCCACTCTGGATTTAACTAAGTTTCTGACTGCTATCGAACTCATATAATTATCCCACCCGCTCTAGGTCTTATCTCGATTGTTGGATAAACCTGATCGGTCATTTCAAACTTACTCAATTTCTTCCCTGATTTCCACCATCTGCGTACCCTGGCCCCACCTTCAATCTTTCGAACAGTGTACCGGATATCCAGATTCTTACCCCACATAGCTTTGGCTTTTCTTGCCACAACTCTGTAAACACCCTTAGGTGCTTGCGGTGACCAACCAAAAGTGTGCCACTTACCTTTTCGCTCTCTCTTTCTGGTCTTGGGGTTTATCCGTGAGGATGTGAAAATACCCTCAATCCTTCGTGAATATATGGCAACATTTGCAAAACGGAGCGTGTCTTTTGACGGATCGTAATTGAGTGAGTCAACATTGTCGGCGTTAACCGATGTCTCGTTTACGAATATGAAGTGGGAATTTCGGTAGAAACCTGGGTGTCCTTGTCTTGGATCATCCCCATCCCCTACTGGCGAAAGTCTATGGAGTTCTCTAAATATCCACTCAGCAACTTCGCCCATGTCAGCTCTTTCAATAATCTCGATGATTCCGAAAGGCTTCACATGTTCGAAAGCTCTGTTGGGTTTGCGATCCACAATGACCAGGGGGTCTGTGTCAAAACCTTTCGTTTGCTCCTCGGCCAGTACGTCATACGCCGCGCTGATGGTTATGGCCTGAATGTGTTTACCCATCCATGGTTCAAGCTTGAACTCTTCAAGTCTTCTGACTGCCATACTACCCTCGCGTTTCTAATCTATACCCAATAACCTCACCGTGATACTTGAGTGGGTGCGCCGTGACTATATTTCTTATTTTACCATCAACATCGTCAACGATTCGATCCCCCCGCTTCACTGGCACTGGGAAATCTGCATTTATAAGATCGTCATAGCAGACATTGTACGCGGTCATTTCTTGAACAGCTTCATCAATCCCAGACTTTTGATCCCACATGGATTGGGCCGCACGAACTTTCACTTCTGTAGTCGTGCTGCCATCAACTCTTTTAAGAGTGATCTCATACCCCTGCAGTTGAACCAAACGTCTAAAACTGGCTTTGCTCATGGAAGCATTCCTCTCTCAGATGCGTATTTGTTTATCACATCCACATGAGCACCAAAGGTTGGGTGCAGTTTTGAGCTGTCGTAGTAGGCTGTTGATATCACTTGAGGGATCGCCTCAAATTTAAGTTTTTGAGAAGTGTCTCGGTCCCTGTTTAAATACGCTTGCTGGACCATGGAGAACACAACATCTCTCAGATCCTCGGGAAAAGATGCTTGCTCGAATCCACCCCTGTATTGAATCTGCACCTTCTGTTTAGCGTAGATGTGGCTCCACTCCTTGAAATCATACTGATTGTCATCTTGATAATAGAGTCTGCCAGTATCAGTATCAACATAGAATTCTGTACTTGATACTCCATCAATCAGGACATCAGCCACCGATATGATGGGAAACTTCTTGAGTAAGATTATGCCCTGGGGAAAGTCGTAAGTCTCATCCTCATCTGACGCTAGAAAACTTCTGCGGCAATACGATTCTATTGCTGCACAGATTGAATTTCTCTTTCTTGTCAGATACGCATCGAACTGTGTGTTGTCATCATCAATACCCAGTTCGTCTTTGATCTCCTCAAGTGTTACCCAGGCCATCATTTACTCCTAAGCTTTTCAGCTTTAACTTTTGAGCCTTCACTAGACCCAAAGAAAAAATGGGTCACACTTCTAAACTCATTAGTAATCATACCAAATCCTGTATAGATTAACGCCTTAAAACCTTCCGGAATATCCACAGCTCCAAAAGCTAAGTAGAGAACTACAAAGAAGCAGATCAACCAAATGACCATAATTATGTAGGCTAAATTTACTGGGGCATGTCGGATATACGGGTCATCACTTCTTGAAGTAGATGTATACATATCTCTCGCACCTTGGCGATCCTGATATGCAAGCTCTTCAAGTTTCGCAAAGTTCTCCGCTTGGACCTGGGCCAGTATTTCTTGTGGGTTGGGTGCTCTCTCAATAACCTGAACAGCCTCGTCCAACGACTTGGCTCCGGTTGCTCTAGTTAACATGCCAACAAGCTTACCTGCAGAGGGTCCTCCCGCAACAGTGGCAATGAGCGGCGCAGCATTTCCTGCAAGCTTTCCAACCTTTTTAAGGCTCCTACCTATCTTTTTGAAAATACTCATACGTTGTGCCAGATCCTTCTTAACCAAGATGCCTCGAAGTCTGTACCTTTATGCTCAAACATACTGATATTTTTTCGGGCCAGGTTTGTAAGTCTTCTGTAATAGTCCATCTGCCTGTGCAGTCTCACAATTGCCTTCATTGATCCCGCTTGGGGCCCAACAGTCAGCATTAAGGATCTTGTTTTTGGACCTATCATTCCATCAACTTTGAGAACTTCTTCACCCATCAATGTGTTGAGGCATTCTTGAACCATTCGGGCCGCGTAGCCAGGGCCCTGATTAACTGCAGCATCGAAAACAAGATAGTCCACACCCTTAGGTAGGGACTCAGCTCCTGATTTGATCCAGTATTTATCCCAATAAATCTCCGCAGCAATCTCCTCTGTAAGGAGATTCATCTGATCTGGTCTATAGATACCAAACTGAGCAAGTTCTGGCTGATTAAATTCATACGCGACCCCGAAACGAGTCGTTGTGCCATCTTCAGTATAGTCTCCGGTTTCACCGTTGATCACACCTTCGTTAATCCAAACCTGGCGCATACATCTTAAAAAATTCTCGGTCATCACTTAACCCACCCCGCAGCCTTAATAGCCCCACCAACAACAGATATTAAAAGTAAAAGGAGTGGTACGATCACCCACTTCAGGAACGGTTGCTTCGCGCACTGATCAACAAAATTGCTGATCTTGGTAAGTACATCGACATTCCGTGTCTCCCTTATCCACTCCTTGATCTCACGCATATCATCTTTCAGTGGTGTGATGTTTTCGTGGATCTCCTTGCGAATCTCAATAACGTCCATCAGACTCCCCAATCTGCTTATAAAATCTTGTCGCTTGTACTTGCGACCATCTGGTTTCGGTAATGCAATCACTCCTGTGGCTGCAAATCTATGTATTGCTGTCTCATCAGAAGATATGATTATGAAAGGTATTGAATAAGTTCTTTCTGTCAACATTTGGTATAGGCCGAAACCGGAAATGCCCTCCATCAACTCGTCAGCAATAATACAAAAAGGAAGTGTTTCGGAATCCTCCATGGTGCCCAGAATACTCTCTCCATCAGGAAAAGTCCTGACAGCACAGCCTGGAAGTTTTGCTTCCAATTCTGTCTGTAAGGATGTTCTCTGCTCTGGACTATCATCTACATACCATATCAGTTTCACGATTATTCCTCAGTTATAGGCTCCTCTTCAGGCGGCTCCTCCATAGGATCTTGCCCTATCTGGCCGAGCATGTCCACAGGAGCCATGTTGACCTGGGCGATGTGGGCATCTCCACCTTCATAAGGATTTTCACCAAGTTTCTTCCTAACCTCATTCGGACTAAATACGCCATGCTGAATGTATTTCGTAAAACCTTCAGCGCGAGACTTAAAGTCTCCTCGATTCAACCTTTCAATATCGAACTCAAAGAAATACCCCTGAGATTGCTGTTGTGGTGTAAGAAGGTTGACGTTCATGGACGATTCCCATCTTTCGAAGATAGGCATCAGGCTATCTGTAAGATACGCCAGGTTCTCGTTCTCTACATTTGAGTAAGTTGAGCGGCTCATGTCCATCAGCTTAGTTGGTGGGATTCTGAAGATTCTACAAATGTCTAATACTGTAAGTTTTCTTTGCTCTACAAATTGAGCATCAGCCATCGACATCTGGACCTGCTGGAATTCCATACCGTCTTCAAGAATTACGGTTTTTCCAGCATTTGATTGTCCTGCGTAATTATTTTGCCATTGGGATCGCAGACGATTCGCTGCATCTGCAGATAACAATTTTGGGTGTCTCAAAACACCTGCAACTCTTGCCCCCTGTCGGGCTGAAGAAGAAGCCTGTCGCTCTTGACTCATGGACAAACCAATTGTATCCCTTGCGTAGGCGATTGGGCTTTTGCCTTGAATTCCAGAACTGTAGGGGAAGTACCGTAGATGCCACATGAATTCTGCTGGCATCCAATACTTCTCATCTTCTTCTGGAAGTCTTAACTGTGCTCTCTCGAAATTTGTTCCGCGTGAGATATGGTAGAAAAGAAAACCGTTTGCGGATTCATAAAGAGTTACTCTCGCTGGATTGATTGGGACAAGCTCTTGTATGGCTCCCTCAGGGTTGTACACCTTCAAAGCATACGCATTCCCATCCAGTAATTTTGACCACATCTGGTATTCTTTGAATTCAAAAGGGCTTTGCCATGTGTTGGGTTTACGGTTCATCAAAAGCTGTAACGGGCTTTTGACTACGATCCGTCTGTTCCCACTGGCATCAATCTGCCAAAGGTTTACTGGGACTTTGGCGATATCCTGTGAAAGGGCTGATATAGCTCCAAGAACTCTGGGGTCTTTAATTGCAGTCCCCGCACTAACATAAACACCGGACTCCGAAGTCAACCCACCACTCGCGAGTGAATCGACAAGCCATGCGGTGTCTCCGCGACCCAAAGTCTTCTCTGACTTAGTTTCCTGTGTTATATGTTTTTGTTCTTGGAGCTTAAACATTATTCAGCCTTATCAACAAAAGCTTTGGCTTTCTTCTTAGCTGTTACTTCAGTAGCAATTTTACTAAAAATCAAACCTGCAGCCTTATATGGGGAAAATCCTGCGATTTCACCAACATTGTAGCTGCGGTACTTCTTAACGAACTTAACTGGCACTAAACCTACTTGGTTTGCCTTAAGAGTGGATTGGATCTTCTTGATCTCCACTAATTCTTGCTCGGATGCCATAACGTCCTCCTTTTTACGACTTCCATTGTAACAGAAAAGGCGGCAGAGTCACCCCCACCGCCCTGTGAAAAGATTATTTTCAGACTACTTAGCTAGTCCACCTCACCTGATCGAGGTAGTAAACAGCTTCGTCATGTCGAGCATTGAAGTCAAATCTGCTAATAGCGCGGATCGCAATGCTGTCATTGGCGAAAGTAGATACCAAGCTACCACCAACCTGGAAAGATCCAGTGTCAGTAGACTTAAGCTCGATGCCCATGCTGTCCCCGAAAAGGAACTGATTTGGACTCAACATGTAGATTTCAGACGCATCCGTATGAGAGCCCAAGTTGTTTGGGATCTTGTTTGTCCAGTAGTACGCATACCCGTTCAACATACCGTCAGCTATTTCTGGAAAAGCTTTGTTTCCATTACCATCTAGCATATCTCGCAAGAAAATGTACGAACGTGGGGACATGATCCAAACGCAATCACCTGGGATGTTGTCTTCGATGAGTTTTTGCTCAAGAAAACCAAGATCTCGACGAACGAGTTGAACTTTCTCAGCTTGATTAGCTGCGCCAGAAAGATCATCCGCGTTTCTTACACGAGATCCCCCATCAGCGATTTCCTTGATGGAAGTTGGGGCAACCGCAGAACCAGCACCTCTGATCAATTGCTCATCTTCCTTCTGAGCCATAACCTGGACAAGATCATCGCGAGCAAGAGCTTCTGCACCGTAGACATTA